AACTGTAAGAGTTGCTGATTGTTCCATCATCAAACCAAACTTCTGAATGAAAGCACCTTGGCCTTCAAATCCATCAACTGTTTCGAGATACATGTCAATCGGATATGCATTTTGAAACTTAGAAAGTCTATCCTCGCCAAGGATCTCGTCCTTAGCAATAAGAGTACGAGGAATGTAATAAAATTCCTGACCCCAAATGGTAATAGACTCAATGATCAGATCTTCGAGAAGATACTGCTCGTTTCGAGTGCCATGTGAAAAATATACGTTTGGCATTTTAACCCATCATGAATTCTAGAGGAGCAGACTTATTACGTAAGTCTTCTTCTAAATCTTTGATCTCGTCTTTAGCTTCTTGATAGATTTTATCTCCATCGATTGTTACACCACCTGGAAGTTGCATTCCGCTAAACTTCTTAAGGTTAGTACCCCATTGTTTCTTGATTAATGCTGTTACGTAATGCTTTAACCATGAATCGTTATACATGCGTGGAGCAGTTGCTGGATCAAGAGCACGATAACATTCAACTAGAATGTATGATCCTGGTACAATATTCTCAACCCAGTTCTCGTCAATATAAAGACGATTTGTCAAACGATTGAATCTATAAAGAGGATGTCCATTTAGTGTCTGATCTAATAAGGACAAGTGACTCATTACCATCGAGTAATATATAACCGATGTAGATGTTAGATCGTATAAGTCGTTTAGACGTAACTGATATTGTAAGTCAAAGATTGACTTTGATGTAGATGTTCCAGCCGCAACTGGAAATACGCGTGTAATTCCATAAACTAAATCATTGATAGGAATTGACTTTTGAGCTACATCGTCATTAGTCACTAAGTGTTTTAGATATACCTTTTCAATACCATCATAGTGATATTGTCTAAAGAACTCAATTGCTTCATCAACACGATCTTCAATCTGTTGATCATCGATATTAATCTCGACAACAGGCTCGCCGAGTTCTCTCAAGCAATAGTCGATTAAACCTTGTCTAGTAGTAACAGCCATATTATTCTCCTAGTTTATTTATAAGTGTTTCCACTAGAGCTTCTAAACGCTTAATCTTGTTATCTTGTTCTTTGATAGCTTCGATAAGAACAGCAGTAATGTTTCCGTAGTCAACAGATAAAGTGCCTTCTTCGTCTTCTTTATCTTTATGTAATAGTACTACTTCTGGAAGAATCTCTTGTATTTCCTGAGCTATTACACCAACTTTTCTAGTCTTAGATTCATCACGTTTTAATGTGTAATATACACCACGAAGTTTTAGAACTTTATCTAAAGGACTATCTATCGCTTCAATATTTTCTTTTAGCTTTGCATCTGAGTACGCAGTAACGTTACCAGCAGCCCAAATAGCACCACCGAATGTCGCATCATTATTATTTAAGTTCCAATAGACTGGCCAGTAGCCATTGTTTGTAGTCCAGCTTTCTCCACCAGTTCCGTTTGAACTAAGAATGTAGAACAAGTTACTATTGTTGTGTAATGCTGCGCCACGTTCATTCGAATCTACAAAGTGAATTGTAGGGTCACCTGAATTTAAGTAAATATGACCGGTTGCGCGTAAATTGACTAATCGTGAAGTGTCGTTTGGATTGCAGTAATACCCTGTATCGTTATAATCATAATATATTGGAGAACGAACATCTGCATATGCGTAGAGGATGCCGTCAACTTCCATCGCAGCTGGAGTTCTAAATCCTCTTAAATCACCAGTAATATTAGTGAATGATTCAGTGGTCGTTTGAGTAACAGACCAGTTACCCAACATATCCATTATATTATTGTAGTAAGAACCATTCTGAATCTTACGAAGTCTGATCTGGCCATAAGACCATGAAGATCCTGTAGTTCCAAATATGACACAGAATCTTCCATCTTTAACGCCAAGACGAACTTGCTTATCTGTATAACCAACTACGTTACAAGCGGTATTGTACCAACTAGTGCTCCAATTGTGTCCACCTACAATAACTGTACACATGCGTGGACTATTGTATTCATAGATGTCAAACACCATATGAACCATGCCATAGTTAGATGTAGTTCCTGGTAAGTAGAAAATAACTTCACCAGTCGATGTTCCACTTGCAGACCATTCAATATTTGGATGAGCGTAATTGTTGCCTTGCTCAAAGTGAGAGTCAATTGACATTCTACCATTTGCAGTAATAGAAGCAACATTACCAGCACTCACATTGCGGAATATCCAACCACGACCGCTATCATTATTCATCGTAAAGTACGTTGACCAATCAGATGTTATGCCGCCATGAGATCCAAATGTTGAAGTACCTTGGAACATTAAACCATAAGTTGGCTGACCTCCGGTATAACCACCATAAAGCGAGATCCCATATCCATTAGTATTGTCGGTATTATTAACTCCAATATATGGTGCTTGTATTCCACCAGCAGCTGTAATTACGTTTACATAAGAACTGCTGGCTGGATTAGTATAATAACCGGTGTTATCACTATCATAGAATATAGGAGAACGTGATGAACCAGTTGCCCAGTGATTACCGCTTTGATCACCGTATACTACGTTACTTCCACCACTATTTCTCCAAATAAATTGATCTGCTGCTTGGAAGTACCAATTATTCGAATGATATTGTATTTTGCCCGAGTATTCGCCTGTCCAAGTTGAAGCGTTAGCTCTCCAATCTCCAACTGTGCGTAGAGAAGTAGAAGCGGCTGGATCTACATAATACCCAGTGTCATTGTTATCATAGAATATAGGAGCACGCATATCATCACGTGCTCTTACACTTCCGGATAACGATGCAAGCCATGTACCATTTTCCATAGCAAGCAAACCATGTGTATTTAAGTTTGCTGCAACGCCCCCCGCATTAGGATGAGACCATGCCAATCCATACAAGCTACCTGTGCTAGTACCATCTGCTGGCAACTTGTAAGAGTCGCCCATAGAAAACACGCCTTGATAACGATACGATGAATATACTCCAACTATGCCTTTGCCATAATTATCAAATACGATATTACGTCCATATGTAATTCTCGATCCATCGCGCGTATCATGATAGTGGATCAAACTGTCTGATCCGGCGTAACGGCTGTAACGATACACCGTATAGGCGCTATCCCAATACCAACGATCTCCATACCATCCAGAGGAATCTTCACCAAACCTAAATTCAGAGTCACCAGAATCATGAGCACCTAAAAATAAACTTCTTTGATATGACGTGCTATGAGGATCTACATAATAGCTAGTATCATTAGAATCATAATACAACTGAGCGCGCATAGAAGAACCGTCAGCTAGAGAATAATCTCCGCTTACAACTCTTAATCTCCAAGATCCACTACTATTTAAAAATCCAACGTTATTTGAATTGTCTACATACACATAGCCACGAACTGTACCCTGATGACCACCTGTTCTTAAGATAATACCTACGTTAGAAGTATTATTACCTGCTAAATTCCAATAATCGTTACCAGTTGCATACCAGTGATTGCCATGATCCTGATTATACAAACCTTGATTGCCATAATTTCTAAACCATCCATACGTATAAGAGTTTGTAGTATATGTTTCATTAAGTCTACTGCTGCTATGTGGATTCAAATAATAGTTAGTATCATCAGAATCATAGAAGATTGGAGCGCGCCATGACGAAGCATTTTCGCCATATTTGTCCCAATAGTTAGCAGATCTATCTGTGTAATAATGCGTATATGTCGAATTCATCGAACCGATATCGAGATATCCGGTATCAGTTGTTATTCTTAAAGCTTGACTATTTCCCTGAGTTAATCTAGATTTAGAATCAGAACCAATCGCATATCCAATCGAATTAGCAGAATAGCCATTATAAACAGTATATGCTCTAGTGCGTTCTGTTAAATTACCCCAATTTGAAATGTTACCAGGATTAGTATTGTCGTTTATCCAATTCTTAAGAACCCATCCACCGGATTGGTAATTGTGCATCATGTAAACTGAAACATTGGCACATGCACTATTCACATATACTTGAAGAGCAGCACCGTCATATGTGCTACCTTGTTTTATACGAATATACGCAATTGGAGGACCACTGTAAAATGAATTACTTATAACTGCAATAGTGCCTGTTGTACCAAAATGAGCTGCAGCATTAAAGTGTATAGACTGATGTAATCCAGACGTTCCATCTATTATGACAAATTCTGCAGAAGCTCTATCTCCGCCATTCGCAGCAATTGTGTACCACGTACCAGACGATAGTGATCCAGACGTATATGCTGATTGATATACACCATTTGTTAGTATTGTATTAAATTGCGATGTGCTAGCTGGATCGGCGTAATAACCAGTGTTATTTGAATCATAGAAAATAGGAGAGCGCATTGAAGCATTTGCTTGCCATATTCCATTGTTTAGTATCCATCCAGACGTATACACTGCGCCAAAATTTGAACCACCAGTACCTTCACGGAATACCCAGCCTCGTCCAGGAGTGTCCATTGTTAGGTATGTGTTATAGCCATCACCACTTCCAGTTGGGTTTGAAAAAGATCCACCATTGCTTTTAAAACCAATCGCAGAAGTAGTAGTATTACCTGCACTCCAAAAGAAAATTTGATTACTTGTATCTACAGAGCTGTTGTCGCCGCGAATTGCAACTCCATACATAGAAGAAATTGCATTGGGATTAGTATAATAACCAGTGTCAGCTGAATCATAGAAGATTGGAGCACGTGAAGAAGAATATGACGTAGTGTCTCCACTGTTATTAATAAGAAATGCATTTATAGTATCTGCATAGTTATTAAATCTATAGCCATAGGTATTGGTTCCACGAGCATATACATTATCGCCATTCCAAAATTGTATACCCCAGTAATTCACTGCATTCAAAACTGAAGTACTATTTGGATTCAAATAATAGCTAGTGTCATCATTGTCATAGAAAATTGGAGCGCGTAAAGAAGCTGAAGCATAACTATTGCCAGAGTCATCGCCCCAATATCTTTTAGACCCTCCGCTGCTATACCAATCCCATCCACCAGTTCCATAGTTTCTCCAACGAGAAACACCAGCATCTTGAATAAATGATGTATAATTTGAAGAATCACCTAGATTAATACCAGTGCCCCAACCAACTGCAGCTGCCCCACCCGCATAAACACTTAGTACTGCGGACGCAACAGTAGTTGATGAACCAACACTTAAAGATGAAAATAAAGATCTACTATTAGGATCTGCGAAATATGCGGTATTATCTGAATCATAGAAGATAGGTGCACGCATTGATCCTGCTGCATATGCGTTATTTCCGCTATATGTAACCCAGAATGATTTAACACCACTGCCAGAAGTAATATCATTTGTAGTAAACTGCCAGCCCCAACCATCACTGTGATTATTTGTAGTAATACGATATGTTAAATAACCACCAGTGTCAGCAACTGATATACCGCCAGAATAACCCGAATTTCTCCATGCTTTTACACCGCCGTTATTAAAATCACCATAATAACCGGTGTCATTTGAATCATAGAATATAGTAGCTCTTAAATCACCTGAAGATTGTAAAGAGTTTGCTCCAACACGAGTAAATGTTGTGTCTGTACCAAATAAAATTCCATTAGTTGGAACTGCTCCAGAGTAAGAGTCACTAACTTGAATACCATTAAATTTGGCAGCCTGGGCACCACCGGAGTTAGTTAAAAAACTAAATTGTGTATTTGATCTAAGATAGGTGCTGCCTCCAAACCATAAACTATTTCCATTTAAATATATTTCAGTACTTGTACTAGCTCCTCGACCGGTAACACTTGCAAGTGTGTCGGTTTCGGTATATCCAGTGATATAACCAGGACCATTAATAAGTTGATTTAAGTTTGTTAAGTTACCGGCGTGCCAAACTTGATTACCAGATTGTTGAAGAGCAACAAGGGAATTTATTACACCGCCGATTGAAAGAACTTTAGTGTTGCCAGATACAAAGCTAAAAGTACCACCGCTGCTTCCGCTCGATTGGAATTGTATGTTTAATGCTGATGCTGCCGGAGTGGCAGTACCATCACTGTCGTATCCAGCGCGTACCCATAATGATTGGGTTCCAGTAGATGTGTTAAGCTGTAACTGATTAACTGTACCACTCGTTATAGTTAATCCACCTGCAAGAGTGACTGGTGTTGATGTACTTGCTCCACGACCAGTTACAGTTGCTAGAGTGTCTGACTCTGCTGTTAAGAATCCTGATGGAGAACTACGAGTCACAGTTTGAACGTGACCGTATGTATCAAATGTAATACCAGAAACGAATGTATTTGTTACAGCAGATTGATCAGCAACTGAACTTGTATCAGCGTGGCTGATTGTAACACTGCTTGCACCCGTTTGGTTTGCTGTACCAACTTGACCGCCGCCAGTTAAACCTGAACCGGCAGTAACTGTCATAGCTCCATCACCAATTGTGACAGACGTAGTAGTTGCGGTTGTTACACGACCTTTAGCATCGATTGTAAGAACTGGAATTGCAGTACCTGAACCATATGTACCTGCAGTTACACCCGAGTTAGCAAGTGTTAATCCTGCAGATACGTTTGCAGATCCATCAAAGTTGACAGTCCAAGAACCATCACCTGTGATTGTAATACTACGTGCAGTTTGAAGTGTACTTGCTGTAGAAGCATTTCCTGTTACAGCACCAGTTAGGTTACCATAAACACGACTGATGTTTAGATCTTTGTTTAGGTTCCAACGATCGTCGGCTGAACTATATGTAAGTGTTGCAGGTGTTGTTGGTCCTGTAACTGTAAGACCTGCACCATTAGCCTGAGCTGCAGTTGTTGCATTTCTTGCAACTTCGATATTGATATCTGCAACAGAAACTGTAGTGCTGTTAACTGTTGTTGTGGTTCCACTTACTGTAAGATTTCCGGTGATTGTAGCATTTCCGGAAACTGTGATATTAGTACTTGTAATATCATCGGATGTTAGAATACCATTAACTGTAACGTTTCCAAATGTAACGTTATCAGTAGTTGCAACTGGTTGACCTATTGCAATAACACCAGTTGTAGAATTGTATGTTACGCCAGTGCCGCCACTTAACGCAGCTCTCGCTCTTGCATCGGTATAGAATAGTTTAGTTCCTTCGGTGATATCAGTGGAACTACCTGGAATTGTGATCTGACCGCTTGTGCTATTATATCCAGCGCTACCAGTTGTATAACTTAGAGCACCACGAGCACGGGCAGAAGTGTAATAAAGATTTGTTGCGCCTTCGGCAACAGTGTCGGTGTTTCCTTGTGTATAACTTAAAACACCTGTAGTTGAATTGTAACCTAGATTTGTTCCGGTTGCAGAAATAGAAGATCTTGCTCGTGCAGTTGTGAAGTACTGATTAGTGCCTTCAGCAAGAGTAGTTGTGGTGAATGGAGCAAGAGTAACATCCGCAGTGAAGGAACCTCCATCCGCGGTGTTAATCGTAAGACGACCTGAACCAGTGTTATAACCAAAAGAAGAAACACCAGCGACTGACGTTGTAGAAGCTGATGTTACTCGACCTTCAGTGTCAATCGTCAAAACTGGGATTTGCGTTGCACTACCATAAGTTGCTGCGGTTACACCAGATGCTGGTAATACAATATTAGTACTAGGAACTTTACCAACTGTGGTAATATCCTTTGCTAATATCGAGAGAAATCTTGCTTTTGACGATGACATGTACTAACCTTTATCGATAGATTATAACTATCAATTATTTATTAGATTAAGGTGCTGGTGTTGGAGGTGTTTCTGCTGGAGGAGCCCAAGGTAGAGCAGCTTCAACGATAGGATTGTGCTTCTCGTCGATTTGTTTTTGGATCTGAGCATTTACGTGCTCTTCATATCCACCAACGACTACTGCTTGAATCCAACCTAAAACGATTGTTTCAGTAAGTTCAGCAAATGGAACAAAGTCTCCATTTGGAACGTTAACTGATGTGAATGGAGTTGCACCCGAGAATGTACCCTCGTGGCCGTCTTCATCTACACCTGTTTTTGTCCAGTATGTTTGAACTACTGCGTCTTGATTTGCACCTTCGTTTTTTGTTTTAACTGAGGTTACTTTCCATGTATAAGTAATTGCCATTCTTTTCTCCTAAAATATTGGCGTTAATATTAATCGACAAGTTTATTAAGTTTATCGACTAGACTATCTATCAATGATTTCAATTCTGATATTTCAGACTTTTGATCTTCGATTTGTTTTTGTTGTTCTTTGATTGCTTCAACTAAAATAGCTGAGAACCCGCGATCGCGAAGTGAAAGGTAACCGTCTGCACCTTCTCTAACCATTTCTGGAACAACATTTTGTACTTCATCAGCAATAAAGCCGATGTC